ATGATAGCTTTTTCATTTATATCATTATGGTCTAAGAATAAGTCCATGAACTTACGCTTGCCGGGCTGCATTCGAGCACGGTCTTCTTTCATCTTAGCAATTAAGTCTTCAGCTTCATCGAGTTTATCGACTAGCTTCATGTACTTATCTAAGTCTATCTGAACTTCATTTCTACTGTTATCACTCTCAATTGTTGCCATAGTAATCTCCTATGGTTTCCAGTCATACCACTCCCTTCTGCGATAAGGCTTTCCAGGCTTTGCTTCCTGAAAGTGAAAAGAGATAGATAATCTTGGACTTAGAGTATCAACTCTATGAAATTTCCCTTTCGGGATATATAGTAAATCACCCTCGTCTAGTTCTACAACTTCTTCAACTGTAGCGTCTTTCAATCTATCGTGACCAAGGTCTTTACTAAACTCTTTATAAATGTACCAGCGTATCTTGCCTGATACATGAAATAAAAAATTGTCCGTTGAGTCAGCATGTATTGGAAAACAATGTGCATCCCTACGCTTACTACAGTATATATTAGCTTGACCTATTCCATATACTTTTTCAAACTCTTGGCATTGTTTCCACATACTTTCATTTAAGAACTCACTTAATGTAAGTATGAAACTGCTTCCTCTGTTCCACAAATCTAATATCTGTTCTCTACTATACTTCTTTTTGGACTTCTTCTTACACCACTTATTACCATCTGGTAATACTATTTGTAATTGGGGAGTCCTGTCCCAGCTACCGACATTTATTTGATTCAAATAGTTGTCAAATTCTTTCCAACTAAAATGGTTTTCAAATATATTATCTTTTGACTTAATTATAAAATGTTTTTTACCTTTATACTCGTCTAAAAATCTTTCACGAGAGATAGGGTTAATTAAGTTATCAAAGGGAATTGACAATTTTTGCTAACCTCCACCACTCTCTCATTAGGTCAGGTCTAGGATGAGTAGCCTTTGCATGAGGTGTATACTTTGGATGCCATGGTTGGTAACTCAATGCTGTTAAATGTAATTGCCAAATCATATCCATCTCTAAATTTTCTTTATCTTCCCATGCAGGAGGTGTTTTACTCCATAAATCATACCCTCTAGGTATTGCTGAGGGATTCGTTCCATCAAAGACATTCCATCTAGCGTCTAACATATGAACTAACTCTTTTGTCTTTTCTTTATGTGGACTACCTAATTTTTTCATGACTTGCCACTTATAAGAATAGTTTTTATTCCAATTAATTATATCGTCTATGGGGTCTACAAACTCTTCTGCTTTCTCACAATCTATCAAAAGTACACTATCACACCAGAAACCTCTTGGATATCCCATATGAGCTCCTGCTTTACCATTATCTTGTAATGCATCCCATACCATTCCAAATGCTTTTCCTTCTAAGTCTGTATTATATAGTGCAGCTATGTCTCTAAAGTTAATCATATCTGTATCTGTGTAGAGTGCTTTTCCTTTATATCCCATTAGATGTGGAACTGCATATCTATAACAAGTAAATGGAGTGCCCCAAGTTTTTCTATTCCACCCTGGAAAGTCACTTGGTCGTAAGAATACTACTTCTACAGGCATTGTTGCATTTTTATGTATTGTATACAAATAAATCTTTTGTGCTAAATCATCATGAAGGTCACTTGTTCCTACAAATAGTTTAACTGTATCTCGCATACAATACCTCCTGTCCTTCTTCCATGTGCAAACAATGTGCATATCTATTACCTATAACAAATATACTGCCCTCTGCAATAACATTCAATTTTATATTTCTACTTTTATAATTATATAAATCGTAATCATATATAGCTACTGTATGTAGCAGTCTTAAAAAGTTTTCAGAAACTAATATTCTTATATCTCCTTTCAATGCATATATTATAGTCGCATCCTTACTAGGAATATGTAATCCCTTGCCTGAATGTTTAGCTGTCATGATATCAAAGAGAGGAGGAGTTTTGTATTGTTTTCCTACTTTACGAAAGAAGTCAAGAAAATCATCACGATTATCTTGATACTCAGGTGTTGAAGTTTCATAGTCATCTCTGGAGTCTCTCCTATAAAATAAAAATGAGTCCATCCATGGAAACATATATTCATGTTGGTATATACCATAATCAGCTATACCATTAACTACTTCTTTTACTTGTTTAGTAAGTTGCACCTTTACCTCTCATAAATCCTACTATTATATCTCTTTTGCCCCACTCTAGTGGTTTGCTCTCATGTTCGTGTATGCTAGTGAAAATAGTTAGACTTCCCTTTTTTCTCATCGATGGGAAACTATGTCTAAAATTCTCTCTCACTTTCATACTATCTGGTAGAAAATTACTGTCCATATATACATCAGGAACAGTATAACTTTCTACAATTTCTAAATCACCACCACCATATTCTTCAGAGTGGCTCAATTGTATACTTAAACTTAGTTTTCGTACTGTATTACTAGACATAGCTTGTAAACTAGGTCTATGGTCACGATGTGGTCGAAAGAACATTCCCTTTTCGTCATATCTAACCATGTTTATTTCGTGCCATTTTCTTTCTTGATGTAAATGAAAGTTATATGACCTATCATTATATAAGTTAACAGCTTTTATTAGTCTGTCATAGAATGGGAACTCTACATTACTTCTCTTTTTACATTTTCTAATCTTACTGTTATACCCTGAGTATCTTGTGGCAGCATACTTCCACTTCATATTCTTATTTATTTCAAACAAACTATCGCACTCTTCTTCTGTTAAAAAGTCTGGTATGTGTCCTACAATGTCATGTGTTTTATACTTACTCACTAATAATTTCATTATTAATTACTCCATCTTGCAATGTTAGTTGATAAGAATGTGCCCACTCCACATTTTCTGCTAAAATACAAGTAATAGTATCATAGCCTAACTTTCTAGCTAAACTTAATCTTTGATTGCCTGTGTAGGCGAGGAGGGGGTAGGATTTTAGCCACGGTTGGTGGTCTTTTACCTGTCTTTGCGACTGATACCAGTTAGGATATGTGTTGGGTATCACTATAACTGGGTCTAGTAATCCTTTGTTATTGAATGATTGTGCAAGGTGTTTCTGAACTCTCTCATGTTTCACTGCTCTACAAATTAACTGTATCGCTGCATCCATAGGTTTAGATGTTGTTTCTTCTAAACCCTCTTTGGTCATTAAATATGTAGTTATTGGACTACTGTTTTTCGCTATTAACCTCTTTGGTTCCAAGTTCCTCCCTTGCTTCTAATTGTTTTATTCTATTAATTAATTCTGGGTATGCATCAAACTCGTGGAGTTCTTTACATGGGTGGCTATTTTCTTCTAACTTTATTACTCTATCTTCTAATTCTTCTAGCCATTCTTCATTTTCTTCAAATCTGTCTTGTGCTGGTTCATGCTTTTCAAACCAGTCTGAGTGTTGGTTCATGGCTCTTCGCCACTGTAACATTTCCCAAAACCTACTGAACATTTCGGATAACCTCTTTTGCTGCTTCCCATTCGTGTAAGTTCTTTGAAGGGATTGATATTTCAAATACAAATCTAGGGTGTTCTAACCCTGTGTTTCTGTCTGCTAACCATTGAGTTCCCTCCATGCTACCTGCTAATACTGTCCAGTCTTTTCCTTGGTGTTGGTCTGGTATTTTCTTTATTTGTCCATCTCCAACCCAATGTGTCACTCCAGTACCTCTATTATAAATAAATCTTATAAACTTTCTTTTCTTTAGATGACTGTTGTTCCATGCTGTCCAACCCCATTTCTTCGGTTGCACGGCAATCTCACTTACATACCAATTAGCTGTATCAGTGCTTAACTTCATTGCACCTAAAAATGCATTGACTGCACTATGTAATTCTTCTGAGGGATAACGCTTTGTATAGTCTATAGTATTTGTTCTATCTACTGTAGGTGTTGACATAGCCATCTTATCTTTTAACCTTTTAAATGATACATCTGGTGCTGGGTGTTTATTATATGTTGCTACTTGTTTATAGCAAAACATAGCTAAGTAATGTAATTTAGCCACTACTTGCTGGTTATTTAGGTTTACTTTCTCCATTGTTTAAATCCGCTGTCGTTACCTCTCGGTAATATACTACGACATCCTTGAGTTCTGTAATGTATCTTTTTAGTTCTTGCATATTATATGCCATAACTTCGTAATCAGGTATGGTCATTGCAAGAAAGACTAACTCCCCTTCTTGGTCTTCGATAACTTTAAATTGTGATTCAAAGTTCTCAGGCGTTATGGTTAACCATCTTACCTCTTTTAAATCTATCTCACGAGGCATGATAGGTTGAACTATCGTCCTCTCCATTGGTTTTGCTACTACTTCTATCTGTTTAGTTGGAATTAGGCTGCAGCTGGAGCCCATCATCAAGGTCATCAACAACAACGCTGAGTTTCTCGATTTCTTCCATAATGTGTTTTGTTCCATTATTTATTTTCCTTTGCATATCAACTGGGTCGCCCATTATTTTGGCAGTCAGTTTATATTCTCTTATAAATTCTGAATATCTATTCAGTTCCCTTTGAGCGTTCTGACTCTTTATTGTCATCTCGTTCAGTTGTGTTGTTTGTAAAGCAAAGTCATTAGTCATTGTGTCTAATGCTTCTTGTTGGGTAGCGATTGCTCCCTCTAATGCTAGATTGTTTGCTTTTAGTGTGACATTCTCGTTGTATAGCCAATATCCACCTAGTCCTAGCACTAAAATTATTCCTATATAAAATTGATTCATACTTCTACTATCCTTTCTCCGTCTACTGTGACTAAGCAGGTTTCACACCAACCAAAGTCATCGTGTTCGCACTTGCCAAACTTTGCTCTTTTACGAGCATTGCTCTCGTGCATTGTTTTTACCCAAGCATCTGATGTATCCTGCCATGTTTTTGAATTTTCATACATTGACAAAGGATTTTTCATAATTGTTCTATTCTGTAGTTTAGTCCTTCTGCTCCTCGGACTTCAATCGTATCTCCTTCCTCGGTTTGGAACTTTAGGTATTTTTCTTCTTTTGCGTTAAATTTTCGAACTATATAAGTTGTATCATCAGCGTCTCCGAATATGGCATTATAACTAACAGTTAACTTATATGTGGGGTATAAAAACCTCAGTATTTTATAATATAGTTCTTTCACTTCCAATCCTTTCCACAGAACATATTTCCTTCGGCTACTCTTCTTCGAGTTAATCCTTCAAGCACTTTACCTCCTGCTTTATTCCATCTAAGCATTTGATTTGGTACTTCATCATAATCACCTGCATTTAATACTTTTAACATAGTGGATGCTTTCAAATTGCCACCACCTAAATTATAAGTCCAGCTAACTAAAGCATCGAATTGATTCTGAGCTAAAGGCGATGTTACACTATTGTTTACATAACCCTCATACTCTTCTAGTTCTACTTCTAACATATGGTCAGCGTGATCTTTACTCCACTCGTCTCCCTTTTGCACTCCTTTGGTATGACCATAACCTATAGTCCATACTCCTGCTGCGCACTGATATGCTTGAAGTTCTAATCCTTCAAAATCTTTTATTAACTCTAATCCGTATTCTGATGTTTTCATAATTCTCCTGTAAGGAAGGGTTTTCACACTAGAGAAACACCCTTCAAAAACCTTCCGACAGTCTATATAAGAACGCCTATGCTATTAACAATTACACTTCCAAAACCAACGACCAATATTACATTCATCATTGCGTTACATAGTGTTCCGTCCTCACACATACCATCACGAACTTGCAACAAAATTGCTTTCATTTTAATTTATCTCCAAGACTTTCCTCTTAGAATTTGGAGTTCGTGACAGAGTGATTGTCAGTAATCCGTCTTGTAGATTTACACTTTCTACTTGTAAGTCGGCGTTAAGAATAAATCTTCGTTCAAAAGATTTCAGACTTAATCCCTGATGAACAAAGCGCTCATCAGTATCTAGTTTTTGTTCTTTCTTACCCTTTAGTTGGAGTTCCTCGCCATCAGCGACTATCTCCAGTTCTTCTTTTTGCCACCCTGGTAAAGCAATCTCTATACGATAATTGCCTTTACTTTCGATTATATTATATCTAGGATAACTTGTCTCCGTGTATGTTGGGAGCGTTGGCATATCCAATCCAAGCCAAAATTTACTTAAATCTATACTCATTATTTTTCTCCATAATTCCTTTTCAGTAAATACTCGCATTGCCTCTCGGTCAATGCACCAAAATGCAAGTGAAACCTATCACTTACATACTAATTATATCAATTTTTGACCGTGTTGTCAAGAACTATTTTTCAGTATCATCGAAAGTAAGTATTCCTTTCTCTTCCAAATAATCTATCGTCCCTCGTATTCCAGTCTGTTTTCCGAAGTAATAGGAACCAGCACAGGTAAAAATTAAAAATATTAAATAACTTATATCATTTTCATTCATAGATAATATTATACCAACTTTTTAAGATGATGTCAAGGCAAATTTTCTAGTTAATTAAAAATAGTTCTTGACTTTATTGGTTATCTTTAGTATAATATACATATGAATAAATGGAAAGACGAAGAAAAGCAGTTTCTAAAGCGTCATTACAACTCAATGCCGACTGATGAAATTGCCACAAAAATAAACAAAACGAAAGAGCAAATCTACTCGCAAGTTTTCTACTTAAGGAAACGCGGTTGGACTTTTAATCGGAGGTCAGATGCCCAGTGTTGACATGAAAGGCATGAGTTTCGAGAAAGGTATTCGTATTTTTCGAAGAAAGTGTGAACGAGCAGGGATAAAAGACAGGTGTAGAGAGAAAGAATACTATGTCAAACCGAATGTCAAAAAGAATGAGAAGAACAATTATACGAAACGAAAACGCAAATTGGACTTACAAAAGTCAAAGGAACTCGAATTTAGAAAGAAACTCTCAATGAGAAATAGAGGTGTTTGAAAATTCTCTATATAACATAACTAAATTTTACAATCGTAATTCAAACTAAAAAATATTTTTTCGTATCTAAAGTGTATTCCTACACACCATTACATATACCACCGAAAAACACATCTTGCTTTCTTTTAAAAGTTATGGTATAATATAATCATAAATTATGATAGTTAACCAAAACAAATCACTGACTGCTCTCTCTTATCTAATCTGAGACTGGAAAGCTGGAACGAAGCGTAAGCGAGAGTGACAGCGTGTCTCTAATCTAGATAAATTAAGAGAGCTAATTGTGTTAACAATATCAATTCATGAAACCAAACAATAACCTGTTCTGGGTTATTTTAAATTCCAAATAATAAATCAATTACTACAAAACCCTTTCCAATTACTCCAATTTGCACAAACCAAAATTTTTTAAAGGCAAGAAAAAACCACTACGATGAGTGGCTACTTTCTTTGTTTTCTCCTAGTTATGTCAAAACCATGAGTCTTTAGACCTTGGAACATTATCATCTTGTAGTATTCGTATTCTCTGAACTGGTAATACTTCTCTATGACCATTCGGAAATCTTAGTCTTGCTTTCATACCCGTTGGGGCTTCCATTAGTCCCATGACCTCAGCATACTGTCCATGTTTTTCTACTAACTCATCCATTTTTCCTAGTTTACACACTCTCATATTGCACTCCTTAAATTTTTTAGTGTTGACTTTGGTGCTTTCTCTAACCCCGCTAGGGCTGTGGTAGAGAGTTCTAACCTCTCAGCTAGTTGTTGCACTATTTCTAATTTTGTTTCAGGTTTCTCCCCAGTTTTGGTGACATATTCTGTCTTTAGATAAACTCCTTCCCTACTTAGTTTACCTATGATAGATTTTATACTCTTGTCCATACTTTTAGCTAGATTTTCTACTGTTTCTCTAGTCGGATTAGCACTATACTGTTCTATCATTTGCTCTACTTGTTCTTCTGTGTAGTTTACTGCCATAGTTTGTTCTCCCATTTTTCTACTTGTTTAGCTACTCTAAAATTAGACCAGCCCCATTCTTCAGCTGCTATCTCTATAGCCTCTTCTTTGCCATACTTCAGTTCCCAACCCATGAAGTCTACTTCCATTTTATCCAGTGTTTCAAGATAACTCATTATTAAATCTCTCCCACTCATCTATTAGTCTGTCGTTTTTTAACTGACTTGGTATGACTTCTTCGCCATTTCTAGTTATTCTGCCATCGTTGTATTCAATGTCTAGAACTCCTACTTGTTTTTCTACTTCAGGTTCTGGTTCATACCACATCGAATTTAGACTATGTGAATGAACTGACTTCACTCCTCTAGCCCATTCTTCTGCAGCGATCTGTTTAGCTCGTTTTATTACTCTATCATGGTATTGTGTCATAGTTGCACCAAATATCCTTTATCAAAGAAAGAGTATACTAGCTCATCGCAGTATGTTTGTGGTTCCCACTTCTCTCCTTTGTAGCTACCTGCTACTAACTCATATTCTTCCCACCAGTCAAAGTCATCAGATGCAAACCAGCTTTCTTCTTTACCATATGCTGTTAGCATAACTTCATTTAGTTCTTCACCATCTATTTCATCAGTGTCATCATAACATTCACCAGCTTCAATAAAGTAAGTGGTTTTTCCTATGAAGTTTCTGAACTCATCTTCATAAGTCATGGTAGCAGTTGGTTTACCTCCTAACTCATCATGTATATACTGTATTAGATGTTTTACAAATGGTATTGGTGGACTCCATGCTGAATACCCACTAAAGTAATCTGTTTCATAATCTTCAACATGACACCACTTTGCTCCCATATTGTCAATACTCCAGTTATACCAACCCTCTTCATCATATTTGGTAGGGTATATAGGTAATTTCTCTATTTCATACTCCATCCAACCATGGCTCGTTTTACTACTAATGTTTTCCATTAGAAATTGCACTAGTTTACTTTCTTTTTCATCAATGTCAAGAGTGACATGAAAATGTACATTATTCGCCATATTCTTCCCTCTCTTTCTTTTTAGCCCAGTCACTCCATGTTATGAAAAACATAGGCAATACTATTGTTGCAAAGCCAAACAATGCAATAAATGTAATTAACTCTCCGATACTCATTATATATCTCCTTCTAGGCGTGTTTCTGACCTAGCAACTTCGAAACCATTTGGATATCTAGCTTCTAACTTTTTAATATTCTCGTCCATTACTTCGTCAGGAGTATAACCTAAAGCTATACAACCCTGTATCCAATACCAAAGTATGTCCCCCAATTCTCTTTTCATATGAAAGCGACTGTCTTCGTTAAACTCTTTACCTTGAAATACTATTTTCTTTAGCACTTCAGTAAATTCACCACTTTCTGCCATCATGCCTATCGCTGATGTTAATAATCTAGGTAAATTCATATTGTCTTGGACTTCTATATCCGATGTTCTACCTATAAATGATAGATAATCCTTCGATTCTCTACTTGTTGTTGTGTCTACGAACTTTGCGTAGTCATTAATTTTACTCATTTTCCTATGTCCTTTATCTCTTTTTTAGGTATCACTTGATATGCACCCTTGTTGTAAGCAATCGATACCGTGTATTGCTTACTTATTTCTTTTTTGTATGAAGTATCTTCAGGTGTTTGATACTCCTTCACTTTTGCACTAGGATAGGTCGTTTGTTTACTACTATCTATCGTTTTACTACTATTTATATCACTTTTAGTCGCTTTTTGCCACTTATTAGTCACTTTTTTAGTAGTTTTTCTCACTTTTTTCCTTTTTCTGCCATGTATATCATAGCTCATGCTACCTTTAACTATCATTCTTGTAATCCCCCATGTCTATATTGTAGATTTCACACAATCTATTTAACATTAGTTCATATTCTAGTGTCAATTCTACAATGTGTTCGTTAAGATGTTGCAAATCATCAAGGCACAACTTTATCTCATCTTCATGCTTTTTCAGTTCTACCTTGATTTTATCCCCCTCTGTGACAGTGGGGAACTGTATAATTTTACCCATTATTTAAAGCCCTCAAAAATGTGGTCTATCATTACCAGCACAAATGTGCCTACGATACAGAATACTATCAAGCAAGTGTATACTTCTACAAACCACTCACCCATAGTTATTATCGTCATCATTGTTGCTAAAGTATATAAATACTAAAAACATTGCAACTAGAATTATTACTGTGTAATCCATTCAAATCCTCCTACTAATAACATTACTACTATTGCTCCGATACCGAAACCTATCAGTATCCACTCTGTTGGGTCGTCCTTGTCAAAGGGTTTCCATACTTCGTGATTGGCTTTCTCAATCCAACCATAACCTTTCCACTTATCTTTCATCAGCAAAGCCTCCTGTATATAAATCTACTAGGTATGACTCTATTAGATCGATGTAGTCTTGATAACTGTCATACTCTCCACTTATATTATCGTAAGCATACTTCATTGCTCGTAGCAAGTCCTGTTTAGGAATATCCCATGCATCTCTGATGTGTCCATCAAACTCTTTGTCAAAGTTAGGGTAGTATGATAATTCATTTTGCACTTCTTGTAGTTCTAAAATACCATAGATTGTGCACTCATAGAACTCCTCCACTTTCTTCAGAACTGTCCAAAGTGAGTGGGAATGAAAAAAGAGCAACCCATCGCTCTCATCTTGAACGGGTTGCTCTTTGTATTTGTCGTTGAATAGTTTGTTTCTGATACTACTCACTAGGTTGCTCCTCTACTTTTTGAAAGGTTGTGCCATCACAATATCCTACCATTTTTCTTCTGTGTATCTCTTTACGAGCATACTTGCCTTCAACACTCTGGTCGTTTTCTAACTTAGACAATGCCTTGTCAGTGAGTTGCATATAATCGTGCCATAACTGTTTCATTACTTCACTCCTTCGGATAATCTATCCAATTCGTCATAATCATACTCTTTGTTGATAATGATTTTTACTTTTCTTTTGTTTGCTCCTACCACTGTGTGGTCAAGAACTAAGCCATTTTTTGCTAGAGCATTTACTTTTCTTTTGAATGTTCCATACTCTTTTTGTGTCAATATTGCTGTTGTCATTTGCCTTGCCCCCTATATGCTTTATGTGAACGCTTCTTGTGTTTGTTCATGTTAATACTGAATGTGCTTTTGTTGTTGCCTTGTGAAGTCTTTTTCACATGACTGATATGTCCTTTACTCCATGATGCCATTATCCACTCTCCTTAGTAGCCCATACCACTTTGATACCTCTACGGGTTAGTTCGTTCATACACTTTTGCACTACCTTTGGTTTCGCATTTGAACTATTGATGTAGTCAAATAACTCCTGCTTTGGTGTGTTGTGTATGAAATAATGTTTCATCTTTTGCTTTGCAGCAGGAATACCTCTTTTGTATTCTCTATGTGATTTCTTAAATTTCATTGGCATAACGCACACTCCTTATTTAATTTGGTTATTATTTTTTATATGAGTATATTATACTCGGTTTGAGAGGTCTTGTCAAGAACTATTTTTAAAAAGGTAGGAAATTTTGATGTTAAGTTTTTTGAAGGAAAAAGAAAGGGAGTATGAAACTCCCTTTACTAATACAAGAGGCTACATGTATCTACCTCAGGGGACGACTATCAAAGAAGCTCCACTACTTGGTTGAACACTATGACTTTCACATGGTTATCCAACACCCCCAAATCCCATTCTTGCCTTGCCATTTCAGTCTGTGCTAGGTCATTTTTACTTCGCTTGGCTACCGAATCGGTTGCAGAGGCGAGCATTAGTGGACAATTTGGTTTCCTCATATACTATCTAGTTGTATCTGCCCCTCTTACCCTACTACATCTCGGATTTATTTACAGCTAACCTCAAACGATGCGTGGGATATCCTCGCAGGATACGATGCAATCTCTCTCTAAATCAGATTGCTTACCCTTGAAACAACTGTGCTCACATTCCTTGGTGGGGTTGACAGCTAAAGCTGAATCTCGCCTCGCACACTGAGTTGTTAAAAGTGTTGGTTTGGTCGAGAACTCCAACAAACTCCTGACTTTGATTAAGCTAGTGTCAGACTAACTAGGTTTGCTACTTGCCGTATCGGTTTACACCTTTGGTTTTCATCTGATATTTTCGTTGTATCCACCTGTTCAATCACGCTTATATCTATCTGTTTCACTTCTGATTGTATAAGAAAATCCCGAAGGTTTAAAGTCTTCCGACTAGCAAGAGCGAGTGTAGAGCTTACTACTTACCACCGACTGCCTTGCCTACTTGAATTTGGACTTATCGGACTTACTTTGGATTTACTGAATGTCTACCACTAAACTCTCTTTACGCAGTGCCGTCTGCGAACACATCATAACTTTTCTGTGTTGGTCACGATGTTTTGAAATATGTCATGTGTTGACATCAAACTTCCACCGACTAGACACTTAGGACATGCTAGTTTGCCCCCCATCGTTCAAAGCAGTTGGGTCGCTGTATTTATTTACTTTTTGTTTTTTTCAAAATATAGATATATTATATCCACTTTTTAACCATTTGTCAAGAAGAATTTTGATTTTTTTACTACTTGGTTGGTAATAAATCAATTCAGTCCCAACGGGTGTGATACTTTCGTTTTCTCACTTGGTTTCCCTTTTTCTAAATATAAGTATATTATACTCACTCTAGAACCATTTGTCAACAAAAACTTTACATTATTTGTTGAAACTTCACTTAAGTCAAGGTGTTGGAGTTGAACCAACCACTTCCTTGATAAGGTGTGCTTCCGCAGACACTTACCTTGACTAGGCTTGTCGCCCTGACTTAAATGGGTTAGTATGGCTAACCACTCCTTGACAATTATTGTGAGATTGCGTCAACCAATCTTTGTAGGTCTTGCTTCCCTGCTTTGACAAAAGTAGGTAGTTCGATTCCGAAGTGCTCAGAAATAGTAGCTACAAGTTCACTCTTTTGAACTACAGGCTCGCCTGTTTTAGTTGTTCTAGGTTGTGCTTTGTAAACTCCTTCTCTTGATAACTTAGCAATGATACTTCTTGTAGTTTTGCCTAATTCTTGTGCAAGTGCGTCTACT